CCACGTCGGGTTGTGCCTCGATGCCGAAGCGCAGATTCATGGCCGCGCGCTGCTGCGTCGGCTTCTCTTCGTCGAACAGGTCGGCGAACTGGCCCATCACTTGAACCTTCCGGTTTGGATTCCGCGGGTATAGGCCCGCTCAACCTCGGCTTCTTCGCTTGACGTGAGCGCCCGTGTGCCAATGCCGCGCTTCTGGCGCAACTCGGCCGACAGGTCGTTTCTGGCCTGGGCAGGGATGTCGCTGAAGCGCGCGCTGACGAAGGACGCGCCGGGCGGGATGTCCGGGTCGGTGGCGATCTGGTAGCCGCGCTTCTTGGTCTGGAACGTGCCGAAGATGCCGCTGCCCTGCTCGACACCCTCGCGGACCATGCCCATGCCGATGCGCTTGGCCTCATCCGGCGTCAGGGGGGCGCCCTTGCCACGGGTGGCCTCGTCCAGCGCCTGGGTGAGCGCACCCAGGAACCGCGCGGTTTCATTGGCCTGCGGGCTCCCCTCCTTGGGGCTCAGGTCGATACCGATGGCGGTCACTTCCGCCCGGATCGCGCCCAAGGTCTGCTTCACCACTCGCTGCGACTCCATCGCCTTCGCATCGCCCTTGCTGATCGATCCCTGGATCTCGATCAGGTGCTTCAGGTCGCCGTCCTTCAAGTAGGGCTGCGACCGGCGCAGGTCCAGCGCAGAGAACGCCGCCGGGTCATCGATCGCCATGCGCCGCAGGCCGTAGTACACGTCCATGTCGGTCTGCTGCTTTCCTTCGGCATCGGCCTTCGCCCGCCTCTGTTTGGCCTCCAACCAGTCGCGGATCTGCCGTTCCTCCTCGGGTGCTTTCGCACGCAGGTCGGCCAGCATCGTCGGCGGTATGCGACCCGTTGCCATCACGGCGGACCACGCGGCCGACCCGACCGCCTTCACGTCGAGCGCCCTGGCGATCTCCTGCTCTCCGAAGCGATCTTTCACTTCGCGCACTGCAGCGACCTCAGCCTCGCCCTCGAACCTCTTGCGGGCCTCTCCAAGCGCGTCGGACAGCGTCAGGCCCTTGCCAATCACTTCGTCTCCGAACGCCTGAGCCCTCGCGTTGGTGTCTCCGATCTTCAGCGCCGCTCCAAGCTGCATCCGCGCCTGAGGCGTCAGTTCTGCCTTGACCTGCTCCAAGTAGGTCTTGGCGTAGTCGATTCGCCCCTGCTGGATGGCCTCGGTCGCCACCGACGCATGCATCGGGCTCAGCTGCTCGACCGTCTTCGCCAGCGTCTCCTGTGCGCTCCAGCCGTGCAGCCGGCCCATCTCGTAGACCGCGGCCTTGATCGCTCCTTGAGCCTGCGCCACCGCCTCAGGATTGCCGGATTCGAGGCTGGCCATGTCGCGCGCCGTGGCGATGGTTCCTTCGGCGGTACTGATCTGGTACGCGGTGTGCTGCCGGTTGCGGTACTGCGCCACATCGGCGCCGAACTGCACCAGCATCTGGCCGGCCTGCTGGCGGAACACGCGCCGCTGCTGGTCGTTGCCGAGGCCAGCGTCGATGGCGTCGATGTCACCCTTCAGCCTGCCGGCATACTCCTCGTCAAGCCCCTTGCCGTCCGGCCGCTCCAGCGCTGCCCGTCCGACCAACCGGGTGTAGCCGTCGTTCTGGTCGTGCGTGAGGCGCAGGCGAGCCGCCACAGCCTGGTTCATGGCGTCGGCAATGCGGGTCTGGTCGGCCCGCTGCTGCTCGTCCAGCATGATCGACTGCAGCGCTCCGCCGGCACGGCCGACAGCCTCGCCGAACTGCATCGACTGCCGCGCAGGGCCATCCATCTGGGCCACCTGCGGCCCAGGCATCGGCGCAACGCTGGTCCGAAGGTTGTCGTAGGTAGGTACGACTGGCATCAGTCACCCATCCCGCGGTTGCTGTTCAACATCCAGGCCGTCTGATCCGTCTGCTGCGTCAGCAGGCCAGCGTTCTTCATCTGGTACCAACTGCCGGCGACCTGCCTAGCTGCCCCCAGGCCGGTTGACAGCGCCGTCAGGCCCGGGTTGATGCCGTCCGCCTGGACGCGAGCCATGGCCGCTTGCGTGCGGTAGCCCCAGGCGGACCCGATGGCGTTGGAGCGGATGGTGTTGGCGTCAGCCTCGCCCATCACGTCGGTGGTGTTCAGGACCTGCTGCGCGCTGCCGCTCGTCATGTCCACCCCGTTGGCGCCCATGGCGGCGCGCTGCTTGCCCTTCAGCCCCGCCGTTGCCAGCCGCAGCCGCTGCTCTTCGCGCTCGCCGGCTGCCATGGCGCCGCGCGCCTGGATGTCGGCAATGTCCGCCTGCGCCCTGAGTTGAGCGCGCTGGGCGCTGGCGGCGTAGTACGACCCGACGGTTTGGGCCGCCCCTCCGAAGGCCTGAGCGCCGAGCGCTGCGTTGGCTGTGCACATGCGCGCATGGTGGGCGCCGATGGCCTACACACGCGCACCAAGTCGGAAGGTCACGAGGCCCGGGCCGGCGCCGACATCGAACCCAACGCGGCGCAGCCATCGCACCGCCACGGTGTTTCGAGCGTCCACCAGGTTGACCAGGCGCCAGCGCTGCGACCAGTCCGCAACCGCGTCTCTGCCCATCGCCACCAAGTCGCGACCGTAGCGCGGAAGCGCATTGGTACCCAGAAGCCAAGGCGCCGCCTCGTTGTCGATCCAGCTGGTTGGAGCCACCCCCAGCACAGCCACCGGCTCGCTGGTCGCTGCGTCGTGCGCCGCCCAGCACTCTCCCGCCCGGCTGGCCGCCACGGATGCCCGCAGCAGCGATAGGCGCACGCACAGGTCATCCGCGTCGACGCCGTGGATCAGCGCCATCTCATCCACGTCCGCCCGGCGCAGGCGAGTCGCCACCCACTCGACGGCGGCAGGCGATGGCGGCAGCAGGACGGCGCGGCTCACCCGCCGATCTCGACTTCCATGCTCATGCTGACGATGGTCAGCGGCAGCGGCCTCGACTGCCGCACGCAGACATGCCCGCCAGACTGCCAGTCTGCGGCGATGGCAAGGCTCACCTCGTCGGACGCAAGGCGCGGCGGTGAGCCGTAGGGTTCGGCCTGACGCCACTTCAGCTCGGTCAGCCGGTTGAACTCAGGCCCCGCCATGATCCCGCCGGATCGGTGCACACGCATCCACACGCGGTTCACGTTCTTCACCCGGCCTTGGCCGTAGGCCTGCGCCTCCACTGCGACCGGAAGCGTCATCATGTCGGCCTCGATGGGGATGCCGACGTGCACCTTGCTTGCCGGCCAGTCCAGCGCGATCGCCCCGCCGGTGACCACGCGCCGCGGGTGCTCCGCTCCATCCGCCAACACGGCAACGGTCTGGCCTTCCAGCCACGTCAGCCCGGTGATGGTCGTGGTTGCGGCGCCGGAGTAGGTGCCGCCGGCATCCACGAAGAACGCATCGGACAGGTCGATGAAGGTGCGCGACGCCATGCGCTCGACGTAGCGCACCTCCGCGCCGTTGATGGTGCGCCGGACAACGGCATAGAGCGCATCCTCTTCTCCCTCGGGGATGACGCATACCGACTCAAATGCTCCGGACGCCCCAGTGTCGTGCCAGTGCCAAGCGCCGACCTGCTGCTCCGGAACGTAGGTCAACCCGAGCAGCAGCCCCGTTGTGCTCACCGACCACACCACGGGCATCGGACAGCGCTGGTAGGCCATGTCCACGATGTCGAAGTTGTCGAAAAGGTGGGGGGCCTTGAGCGACAGGTCACCCGTGACGTAGCCGCCCGCGTCGCTGTTGTAGCCCAACTCCCGAATGTGGCCGCCGCGCCCCGCCGGGAACACCACGGCATTGCCGATCACGACTGGAGTGGCCTGGCCAGCGCCGACGTAGGACTGAGCCCGCACGCGCAGGTTCGACGGCGACAGCGCTGCCCCCTCGTTGCTGCCAATGCGCCACTCGGCCGCCCCAGACAGGGCCAGCAGGTCACCCAGCGGGACGATGTGCTGGATCGCGTTCGACTCCCGAGCCGCCATGCGCATCGATATCGCATCGTCGTCACGCGTCGGGATCGAGTAGTTCAGGTTCGACTCGGTGCCGCTCTTGGTCATCCACACATTTGCAGGGGCCGCCAGCGTTCCGCCGAAGACGCGCCGCTGCTCGAAGTAGCTGCACGCGGTCGGGTAGTTCCCCCCAGAACCGAACGGGGCGTTTCCTTCCGGTGGGGTGTAGCTCAGATCCGCCGCGATGTTCTCGTCTCGGAACGTGGTCCCCTTGGTCTCTCCGATGTAGCCATGCAGCCCACCAAACAGGCCGTTCGATGCCTTGTAGACCCGATACCGGGTCGCACCGGATACCGCGGTCCAGCTGATGGTGTTGAAGTTTCCGCTGGTAAGCAGGTCGTTGGTGCATGTGACAGCAGCCGTCGGCAAGCTCTCGTCCAGCGTCGATCCAGCCACCGCCGTGACCACGTAGGAGTAGGTCGTAGACCCAGACCCGGACGCAACAACGGCAGGAGACGCCGGGACCGAGAGCGTCGGCCCGAAGCCGATGGCCGACAGCGACCACGATGTCACCCCCAGGCGGCGCAGCTCGCGCGGCGCATAGTTGGGATGGGTGATCGTCACCACGTCGTTGCTCTGGACGTAGCGCAAGCCGAACAGGTCGGCCTCGTGGTACGGGGTGACCAGCTCGTAAGGGACCGCCCCGGACATCAGCGTCGATCCGAGCGCGTGGAAGCGCAGCGACTCGTGGCCGAATTCGAGTGCAAAGGCCTGATCGCGTGAGAAGACGAACGGGATCAGGCGGGCCCTGCGCGCCGGCGTCTTGACCGCGCGCACGAACCCGGTGCCGGGCCGATTCGCCACCGGGCCGTGAGGCAGAACGAGGAAGTTCCGGCACCGGGCCAATCCGGTCTGCGCTGGGGTCTTGTCGATCTGCCCCCACAGCTCCGGCGTGATCTCGCCAGAGTTGAACGCCCTTGACAGCGTGCGAACCTGCGCCATCGTCAGCCCCTCGCCGAGATCCAGGAGGCCGACACGTTGGCCGGCACGTACTGCTGCGCCGCATCTCGCATCGACGCCGTCCCAAGCACCTGCTGGAACGCCTCGGTGGTGGCTCGTGACGCGGTGCGACCGGCGTCTCCCTTGATGATCGCCCCAGCCAGATACGACGCCAGCAGCCACGACATGGCATCGACGAACAACGGGCTGAACTTGGCTGTGTCCTCGACCCGTCGGGTGTAGACGGCAGCAGCATCGGCCACGTTGGTCAGCACCACCACCTGCCCGTCTCCCAGCGACTCCACACGGTAGGGCTGGCCGGTCACCGAACCGGACATGGCCACATCATCCGGGGCGTCCATCTCCAGGATCTTCAGCACCGCCAGGCACTGGTTCGGCAGCGCGTAGGCGTAGGCCCATGGTGAGTGGTAGGTGTCACCCACCAGCAGCGCCAGCGGGGCGCGGACGGTTGCGAAGGTCCACTGCCGCATGGACAACAGGGTGTCGCGGGCGATTGGGTAGAACTGGGCGCACAAGGCCGCCTGCGTGGATCCGTCCGGCGGGCTGATGCTCTGGACGTTGGCCTCGTCACCAAGCCGGGCCAGCGCGAGATTGCAGATGTCGACAGGGGTGCTCATGGGCGCTCCATGAAAGAAGGGGGCGCGCGGCCCCCTTGGTTGGTCAGATCACCAGCGCTTCAGCGCGCGGTCTTGCGCGGCGGCTGGGCCGGCTTTGCAGCCTGGGAAGCGGCCTCAGCCGGCCGGACAACCAGAGTCATCCAACTGCCTACGTGAGCCGCTGACGCCACAAAGAACGTCTCTCCGGCCTCGCGCAAAGAGCCGTAGTAGCCCCGGCGCAGCGCGATCACCTCAACGGGGCCAGCCACGGTCAGATCCCGTCAGCCGTCGCTTGCCACGCCTGCGGGCTGTCAGTGATGAACGCCGACACCGTGGCGGTCGGGCTGGTGCCGCCCTGGGTGTAGGTCAGGCGCAGATACCGCTCGTTCTCGTGCGGCATCGGGATGATCTGCGCGCGGTTCGTGGCCTGGGCCAGCGCAGGGCCGGTGTAGATCGCCGCTGCCGAGCTGAACGAACTGTTGTCGTCGGTCTGCAGGATCACCTGCAAGGTCGGCGACGTGCCGCCGCTGGCCTCAACAACCACGACCACGTAGAGCGGGCGACCCAGGGCCGTCAGATCACGATCAGCACCCAGGTCGAGCAGGTCGGTCGATGCGGTCCCGCTGGCGCCAACCAGGGCTTGGGACGAAGAGAAGCGGAGGTTCTTGTCGATGTACATGGTGTGCTCCTTCGATCAGGCGACCGTCGCCTCGGTGTTGAGGATGGCGTCAGTCTTGTAGAAGGGCACCTCGCCCATCATCATGACCTTGCGGCCCAGCACCTCGCCCGTCGACAGGGTGGATGACGCCACCTTGTTGACGATCTGCCGGCGCAGGAAGCTCGCAATGGTTCGGTTGCCGTAGAACGCGGGCGTGCCCATGTTCAAATCCTCGACCACCTCCAGCGCCTGGGCCATCAGGTCCAGCAGGTCGGCGCCGGCCGATGCGTTCTTGGTCAGGTCCGACACGTCGATGTTGGGGATGCGGACGATGTAGCGCCAGTCGCGCACGCTGACGCCGCAGTCCCACTTGTAGTGCGTGCGCAGGATCTGGAACTCGCCGCCGTTTCCGTCACTGGCGGTGTCCTCTCCCAGGTCGCGCATCTGCAGTCCGGCCGGGCTGCCCTTCGGATACAGGCCGTGGATGGTGTTATCTCCCCACACCAACAGCCAGATGGACGTGTTGTCGGAGCCGCTGCCGCCCCCCTTGATGATGTTGCGGCCGTTCTCGGCGGTGGAGTCGCTGAAGCGCGGCGCCAGCCCCATGAACCGCTCCGGGTTCGCGCGGGTGTCTCCGTAGAACAGCGTCGAGGCGACGTTCTGATTCATCGACTCGCGGAACGGCGTTTCCTCGCTCATGCGCCAGGACGCAGAGTTGTTGTTGAGATCAGCAAGCGCCTTGTCGATCTTGGCGTAGGTTTCCAGCATCCCGGTCGCGTCACGCACCTGCACGGTGCCCGACTTGCTGGACGGCACGCCGTAGTTCAGCTGGCGCCACGTCGCCGTCGGAAGGCCGGTGCGCACGGTGGTCTTGTGGCCGGTGCCGTCGTTGCACTCAGCCCACGGCATCAGATCCAGGATCTGATTGCGCTGGGCCAGCATCTCGATGACCTTGGCGATGTTGCCATCTGGGTCCATGCGCTTGGCCAGGTCGGCCAGGGTGGGCATGGTTGCCGAAGAGATCGTTGCCATAGTTGGGCTCCGTTCAGGGGTTCATGTTGCTCGCCCCGTAGAGGGCTTGAGCGGTGGACTTGGTGGGCGGGCGGCCAGAGACGAAGGAGTCCTCGCTGATGGCCTTGCCTGCACGAGAGAAGAAGCGGACAACCTCGGGATGCGCCTCCAGGCCGGAGTCCTTGAGCAGCGCGCGCAGTTCGGGGGTGCCGAACTGGTGCAGCGCCTTTGCCGCGCTGGCCTGAGACGCCTGCTTGGCGGCACCGCCGATCTCGGCATCGGACTCGATCTGCTGCAGCCAGTCGGCCCGGGCCTGCGCCATGATCTCGATCTGCTGCGCCTGCATGCGTGCCTGGATCTTGGGCGTCATGCGCTCGACGATGGCCTGTGCCTCGTTCTGCGGCATGTTCAGCTCCCTGGCCAGGCCCTCGAACTCACCCAGCAGGGCCGGGTTCAGCTCGACGCCTTCCGGTGCCTTGAACTCGTATGCCTCAGGGGCAGCTCGTTCCGGTTTCGCTTCCTCGGTCTTCGCTTCGCCTGCGGCCGCATCCGTGCCGGCGGGCTTCGCTGCGGCATCGGATGCGGGGGCTGCGGCGCTGGCCGGCGTGGTGTCAGTGGGCGCATCCACCCACGACGCCGCGGGCGCCTGGGACGTTGCGGGCGAGGCAGCAGCAGGCGCGGCCGCCGTGTCGGTTGGTGCGGCCGCAGCCGCTGCTTCACTCATC